TTCCGTGACTGGTCTAAGTGCAAGTTCATGGATGACGTCACTCCTTTCGTGTTTAAAGTTGGAGATAAACTCGTTCAAGTTAAGAACGAAGAAAAAGTTGTAAAACTTGTTCAGGAGTTTCTGCTTAAAAATACTCCAAAGCTTGACGAGTATTTTCACCAGCCTTGGACTGAGGAGACTTATCCTAAGGTTGCTGAAGCAATCGTAGCAGCAATACCTCAGCGTAAGGTGATTGAAATGATCCTTGAAAAGAGCAAAGACGCTAAGATGAACGAATTAGTTCGTGCAAAGCTCAAGCCAGTAAAAACAAATTCGCCAACTGCAGATCCTTTGGAATTTTCTTCAGCATCGGCTAAGCCTACAAAAGAGGAAGATCCATTTGCAGTAGAGGCGCCAGTTAAAAAGGCAGAAGCTAAGACAGACGAATACGACGACCTATTCAAAGATCTATAAAAAATCGATACGCAAAAATGGAAAACCTAACTACTCCTGAGGCTTCAACTGAAGTCACTCAAGAAAATCAACCTCAGGCTTCAGAGCAGCCTAAAAATCTTCTTTTTGGAACCATTGGTTACAATGAAGAGGCTAACTACGAGACTTTTCTCAAGACGATGAATCCGCAGCAAGCAATATTTGTTCTTATCTCTTCTGCGAATTACGCACAAATGAAAGGTTCATTTAGCATGCACGAGTCTGAGACTCTAGCGACTGCTATTCGTACGCTACGTAAACCTTTGCCTGAAACGACCGAAGAAACTACACAACCTTAAAAATCAAAACAATGGATCTTGTCATAGATGGAAATGCCTTTCTTAATGTTGCAATAAGCGTCACTAAATCTGCTGGTGCAAAAGACCTCAGAGTTGGTGAAGCATATTGGGTCTCTGACCTCTTCAATGAAGGCAAATTCATGCTGAAGGAACACTCTAGAACTTCATTTAGAAACTTTTGTTTCACTTATTTGAATTCTCTAATCGTTCCAATCGGCTCTTCGTTAAGGTCTGTTCATTTTGTTTTTGACTCGAAGAGTTGGAGAAAGGAGTATATTTCTTCTTTCTTCAAATCTTCTGAGTTCAAGACCACTTCTGCACCTACTGAGTTTACCTACAAGGGTAACCGAAAATATGACGATCATCAATACCTCTTTTTTGACTATTTTCAACAGGTGATCATGCCAGCAATGACGAATCAGTGTGGAATAAACTCATATCGATTTAGGGGCACAGAAGGCGATGACATTATCGCATATCTCTGCAATCTCATCAAAGAGGACATATTAATCTATTCAGTTGATCAGGATCTAAAACAGCTTGTTGAGAATCCTGATAAAAACGTCCTGCTCATTGTTCCTAAACAGATGAGTAAGACCAAGAAGCTATTTGTCCCAATGACTCTTGTTCCTGAAAAGGCTGAAACAGAAGAGGATGATTTCTTTTCACTGAGCGAGGCTCATATCGGATCCTCTACCGTCTCTAAAGTAATCACAAACCTTAAGAGCAAGGATTACGCTGAGTTTAGGGTAAATGCAACAGAAGAGATCCTAACCAAGGTGTTGCTTGGCGACAAGTCAGACCACATCCCACGCCTCACTAGCTTAACTCCACTGAAGGGTAAGAAAATCATTGCAAATACCATCAATAAGTATCCAGAGTCAGTCCTTAAATTGATTGATACTCTTGATCCTGAATTTATTGGATTCCTAATTTCTGAGATAGCCGAAGCTAATAAAATAAAGGATGCTGATAAAATAGATGAGATCAGGACTCACTTGATCTTTAATATTAGAATCATACGTCTATCAATCTCGGTTTTCCCAGATGAGATCAGAGAGGCACTGGATCAATTCTTTAAGGAGTACTCAATAACTAAATTTAACTCTAAGGAGTTTTCAAACCTAAAAAATAATCTATCTTCAATATGAAGCCACTTTACGAAAGAATCGTAGTAAAACCAAAAGAAAAAGAAACCCGTACCAAGTCAGGTATCATGCTTCCTGAAAAGGCAGTAAAGAAACCAAATATTGGTGTGGTTGTTGCCTGCGGCGATGGAACTCCAAACAATCCAATGCTAGTTAAGCCTGGCGATATAATCCTGCACAATAGATTTGCAGGAATTGAACTTATGTACAAAGGTGAGCTTCATCATGTAATACTTTCAAATGAAGTCATTCTCATTTTGGACAGTGAAGATGAAGTAAATCTAAACGAGTTTGAGTAATTACTTAACTAGTGCGTAATACTGGTTGAACAAAGCGATCCTATCCGGAAGTCCTATCGTTCCGCCATTTACCACTTTAGTGACTGCTGCAACTGCGGTAGCCATTGATCCAAGATCACATTTTACCCACAAGTTTGCGTTGTTGAAATAAAAAGCAGCGGAAGCTAGTGGGTATTTTGTTGATACTAAGTCAGGATTAGCAACACAGTCTTCTCCAATAAACTTGCTAAATGCTGTGTAGTTGGATTTTCCAGTAAGCTGTATGTAACCTCTTCCTCTAAACTTAAAACCTTCTCCGCTTGCAGCATCACCATTTCCCATACGATTTGCGTATATGTAATTCGCAATCTTCTCTGGCTGCATTGCATAAGACTCATTTAGATTTCCTGGAAAGAGTCTTGGAAACACTCTAACAAGTCCGTCTTTGCTATAATTAAGATTTTCAACAACCAATCTAAAATTTGCGCTTTCATGACTACACTGCGCAAGAAAGTGAGCTAATCTAAGATTAGTAGTGATGTTGAATTTTGCAGCAACATCTGGGATCTGTGCAAGTACTGAATCTGGAATGTGACCCTGTAATGCTGATAATTTGAGATCTTCAGCCATGGCAAATTTATTATTTTATGAAAATCAGGAGAAGCTTTTGACTTCTCCTGAGTAGTATTAGAAGCTTGGAATAAATCCAGTAGATTGAGAGCTTAGTTGACCTCCAACTCGTGTGATTGTAATACGGTTGATGAATTTCTGAATTCCTCTTGGGAAATCAACTTTAATATCAAGGATCGCTGCATTTGCTGAGATAACCTCATTTGTGTTATTTGAAGTATCAAATGTTACAGTGTATGAGCTAATACCACTTGCACTAGTCACTGCATCAAGGTAATTCTTAACCAGTGTGCTTACACGCAATCTTGTGATCTCATCATTGAAATCAAATAGGAAGTTAAAGAGAATACGATCAATGTCTCTTTCAATAGTTGATAGGTTATCTCTAACGTGAGCATTGTTTAGGGCTGAGTTAACTCTTTGATAAGCAGTATTGTTTGTAAATACCAGAATTCCGAAGCCTCTACGCTTAACAATAAGATTGTGTCCGACTGGCTCTAAATATCCTCTATCTTCATCAGTAAGATCATATTCAATTCCGACTATTTCAGGATCAGAGATTACTCCTCTCTTACCTCCTGCAACTATCAAGAATGGAGTTCCATTTTTGAACTTTCTAACATATAAGTTAGAAACATATGCTGCTGGCGGAACTGAAATATTCTTGTTTCCGTCTCTAATGATCAGGTTAGGGAAGAAGTAAGTAGAATAAGACGAAAGAGGTACTCCATTTATGTCTTCTTCTGCGAATGCAAATGTAAATTGAGGATTTGCAGCAAGGTTTCCTCCAGTAGAGATGTATTCAGCTGAAACCAATTTAGTTGTAGTATCAATAAAGCTAGGGTCTACTGATTTCTCAAGTTGTTGAACCGAAGGATCATTTAATATTGCCATTGCCTGTCCGTGAAGAGCCGCTAATTTAGCAAGCTGATATTTAGAACTATGTGATATAGTTCCAGCATAACTATCGACAACATATCTAAAGTCAACTATTTCACCAGTTGCAAGAGCCTGTGGTATAGAAGTATATGCAAATAAATATTCCAATATTCCTATACCTGTATTAGGATCGGTGTTTTCAAGGCGTGCGGCAGTTCCATTTGGCAATAGAGCTTCACGAATCTTAAATCCTCCAGCATACTGTCCTTTTAGAGTGGAAACAAAGTTGTAAATTCCTTTGTATACTTCTATTGTATTTCCAGTAATATCAATTCCCACCGTTTCAGGTGTGCTTGGAGACATTGTTGTTATATTATATGTATAATTAGTAGTCATTATGCTATATGAGCTAGTAATAGAAATAATCTTTAGGAAACGAGTACGACCAGCTGTCGTTCTTGCCTTAATGTACTGATTAGTCTTGATGAACTCATCAATCGCTGCTTTATTTGCAGATGCAAATTCAATGGTCAATTTATTTGGCTGGGTTATTGAATAGCTGACAAAATCAGACGTTAAGCTAAATGTATGCTTAAAGTCTGAGCCGCTTGCAAGCTCAACCTTAACGTATGTATTTACTGGGCTGGCTGTAGCATAGTGTGCCATGCTTACAACGTTAGTAAGAGTTATGTCTGAGTAAGCATCAATTCTTATGTATTTGATTGATGGAGAACCTGCAATAAGACCGTCTGTTATTTTTATGTAGTACACATGTGTTCCGTCTACCACACGGTCTCCAGTTTTTAGGAATCCTCCCATATATGCTTCGTACATCTTGCTGTTTTCAGTAGCAATAATATAGTCTACAATAGGTGATGGTGTAGTTATAAGATACTGCTCTCCGTTTGCAATTGTTGCTGATATTGTAGATTCAGCAATTGTGCTGTCCATCTTAAAAATTAAGCTAGAATTACCTGGTCTTCTATAGCTTATTGTATCTATCAATGGAGTTGGTGCAACCTCAGTTGTAAGATTGGTATCATATCCTCCGTTATCTGCAAAGTATACTAGATCATCGTATCCTTGTCCTACAATGTCTACACGATATGTTTCAACCGATTGATCATTGTATGATGAATCGGCAAGGTTGATCAAATCAAGCTTTTCCGTATCAAGAGCACAAAGTATTCCAGTAGAAGCAAATGCTCTGTTTATTAGACGATCAATTGCTACTGTAGATCCAGTCTGATCATTAAAATCAGGGATAAGACAGCCTACTGTTCTGTTAACCACCGTTATTTCACGAAGAGCAAAGAAGTTAGCCGCACTTGCTGCTTTTAATCCAGACTCATCGAAATATGCTTTGTATATTGGATCTTTTGAAAGTCTTAGGTAGTTTGACCAGTCTCCACTAACTGCGATTACCTCTACAAAATAGTCAGAGATAAGGTCGTCAGGGTGAACAAAACTAGGGAAAGAGATTCCAGTACCGATTGTTGAGTACCATTCTTTTGCAGTAAGGTCGTATCCTGTTATCGCAGCCTTTCTTACCCATATTGTAACATTGCTATTTCCTAGGTTTACAAATGAAAGTATCTTGTTTGACTGTTCAGTAACTTGTCCAAAATCAGGCTGTGTTGGATCGTCGCCTAATGCAATATTCTTAGTAAGATTCAACTGTGCAGAATCTGCAAACCAGAGTCTACGACGATTAAAGAAATTAACAACAGGATATGTGTTTACTACTGTTGTTTGATCGTTATTGTTTGATGCCGCTTCAGTATTGAATGTTGTAAAGTATGCCTGATCCAGATTTGCCATTGGATCCAGCGTTGTGTCTAGAGGCATAACATTAAGAGCAAACACCGGTCCTTCTCTTAGAGCGACCTCAATTGATCTATGGAAGAAGCTACCTGCCTTTTCCAATTTAGGATCGATGTCTCCAAAGACCGCCTTTAGAGTTCTCATGTCGTTTATTAGAACGACTGTATTAAATGGACCTACTCTACTAGATCCAACAATTAGCCTACCTGTCGTGAGAGGCAGTACTACGTTTTCGCTTTGATCGACTTCGACTGTGTAAACGCCACTTGCCTTATAATTATTTAGATTGATCGTATAATCGGCCATTTTTGTTCAACTATTTTTAATTATTTATCTGCCGAGTCTTTGAAATTCTAAAAAATGTTGTAAAATAAAGATCCTTGCAGAGTTAGCAAAGTATAAGAGATCAAATTAATAGGCATGGCAAATATAGATAACACCTGTTCCCAACTTCAAATAGAAGATCTCTATTCAAAATCTACTGACACTCTTGGAGACATAATGACTCTCCAAAAAGACACCCAAGAAACCGTTTACGGATTCGATTTTTCAAACATGACTCTTCGAGACGTCATGAACTTCTGGCACGCAAACTCCCATGCAATGGTCGATGAGATCCATGAAGCAACAGACGCACTTGGCGGAATAAAGGACGGCGACGGCAATGCTATCTGGAAGTATTGGAAAAAGGCTCACTCAAACTACGATAATCTAAAATTCTCTGATCTTTCCCCAAACGATCAGCTTGAGTGTAAGTTTGAAATAGTGGACATGCTTCACTTTTTCATGAATTATGCGATCTCAATAGGAATGACTCCAAAGGAAATGTACAACATGTACATGAGCAAGAACCAAGAGAACCGTGATCGTCAATTAAGAGGATATTAAAAAATAAAAATATATGGAAATAATACACAACGGAGCTACTCCAGGACCCACTCCAGAAGAAACCACTGGACCTAAATTGAATATAAACCTAGCAGATGCTCCTTACCTAGAGTGTGAGAAGTGCGCCGGTCAGGTATTCGAAGAAAAGATGATGATCAAGAAGCTTTCCAGATTCATGACAGGTGCAGCTCAGGACTCAATTGTTCCTGTTCCAGTTATTGCTTGTTCGAACTGCGGAAACATTAATGAACTATTTAAACCGAAAGTATGATAATAGGCGCAGAAGTCCTAGAAGATAATACACTAACCATCTCATATTATGATGCCTCAGGAAGGATCGCTTTTATTCGTAAGAGGGTTCTGGATC